GATGAACAAGCTCACATTGACCGCCAGCAGCATGGCGTGCGCGCTCCGGTGCCCCCGGCGCTACTACTACGACAACATCCTCGGGCTGAAGGAGTCGAACCCTTCAGAGGCCCTGCGGATTGGCACGGCGGTGCACAACGGCGGCGAGGCTCGGGCCAAGGGCCTTGACTTCGGCGCGCAGTACGCGGCGGCGCTCACTGGCGGGACGCTCGACGAATGGATGGCGGCCAAGGTGTTCGGCATCCTCGGAGCGTACGACAAGACCTATGGCGAGATCGAGGACAGGGACTGCCAGGCTATGGAGCCGGAGGTCGAGTTCACCGATCCGATCGACGGATCGCGGACGTTCGAGCAGCGCGGCAAGGTGGACGGCCTCGCCGTGCTGAAGGACGGGCGCAGGGTGGTGTGGGAGCGAAAGACCACGAGCGACGACGTGGGCGAGACTTCCGACTACTGGAACCGCCTGAAGTTCAACATCCAGCTCCTCGCCTACGCTGGGTGGGTGTACCACGCCACGGGCGAGCTGCCCGTGTGCGTGTACGACGTCATCCGCAAGCCGCAGCTCCAGCCGAAGGCGAACATCCCCGACCTCGACGCGGACGGCATGCCGATCGTGCTCGACGCGAACGGCAACCGCTGCATCAAGCGGGACGGCCAGCCGAAGAAGACTGCGGACGCGTCCAAGGGCGAGCGCGTGAGCGGACACGCAGAGACGCCTGACGAGTACGGATCCCGCATTCTCGACGCGATGAGCGCGGAGGCGGAGCGGTACTTCGCGCGGCGGGAGGTGGCGATCACGCTCGACATGCTCGAAGAGTTCCAGAGGGAGCGGCTGGGCGTGTGCCGGATGCTCCTTCACTTCGCGGCCGAGGCGCGCAAGAGCGAGCGGCCCGAATACGCCTATCCGAGGGCGTGCAACCCAGACAACTGCCGGAGCTGCCCGTTCGCGGGCTTCTGCCTCAACCGCATCCACGTGGACAAGAACAGCGTTCCGGAGGGTTTCCGGATCGCGAAGCACGAAGAACTTTCGCAGCCGCAGGGTGCGGTTTGCGAGTAAACAACAAAAACGAAAGGTGTCACAAGATGGCTATTCCGAAGAGACCGAGCGCGGCGGCATTTCCCGCGCCTAAGACAACGACGTCTCCTGCCCCGAAGACGGAGCAGACCGTGGACGGATGGGGCGACTGCAGGCGCGGCCACTTCATCGGGCTGCATGGGACTGGGGGCGCCGGAAAGTCCACGCTCGCCGCGATGCTTCCGGGCAGGACGCTGTTCATCGACCTGGAGGGGTCGCTGAAGATCATCCGCCCGAAGCTGGAGGCGATGGGGCTGACGGAGCGGATCGCGCCGAAGTTCCTGAAGTACGACCCGAAGGCGCCGGCGGCGGCGTGGAACGACCTCATGGCGTTTCTCGCGTCCGACGCGGTGAAGGGCTACGACAACATCGTGATCGACAGCTTCACGCGCGCCCAGGAGTGGGCGGCGCAGAACTGCATCGAGTCGATCCCGGGCGACAGCGCCACGATCCGCAAGTCGCTGGAGCAGTGGATGTACGGCAAGGGGTCGCAGCTGGTGTTCGACAAGTTTTCTCCCATCTACCCGCTGATCGACGAGCTGGTGGACGGCGGGACGAACGTGCTGGCAATCGCGCACTCGGAGCCGACGAGGTTCACGAACGCGGACGGCGCGGACTACTGGCAGAACCAGCCGCGCCTCGTGCAGGGCGACAAGGGCAAGGCTCCGGGCCGCTCCACGTTCCTCGAAAAGACCGACCACCTGCTCTACCTCGCGGCGGACGTGAGCGTGGAGAAGGGAAAGGCCAAGGGCGGCATGACGAGGACGCTCTACACGGGCGGCATCGCCACGATGATGGCCAAGAGCCGCACGGTGCAGGGATGCGCGTTCGAGGTTCCGAACTGGGACGAGACGGACGGCGCGATGTTCGACTGGTCGCAGATCGTGAAGTGAGGAGGGAAAGACGATGGCATACAGCTACGGAATACCCGACGGCACCTACACTGGCCGTCCCACGACGGCGAGCTGCTACGAGAAGGACGGGCGGCTGATCCTCGACGTAAACTTCGCGGTCAAGGATCCGAACACGGGCGCGTGGTACAAGAAGGACAACGGCTACGACTGGGAGGCGCGGAAGCGCCACTGGCTGACGAGCGCGGACGGAGCCTTCAACGAGAAGACAATCGATGGCCTGAAGGAGTGGGCGAAGGGATGGCAGCCCCGGAGCCTCGACGACTTCTGGTGGTTCCAGAACCCCGACGCGAGCGGGACTCCATTCGGGAACCTGACCGCGATCGGGGAGGTCGAGCTGAACTTCCAGACCGACGGCCAGGGCAACCAGACGATCTGGGTGCACGACCCGGACCGCCCGAAGTCGGGAGGGCGCAAGGCGTACGTTCCCTACGGGGCGAGCGCTGACCGCGCGGCGATGATGGCGAAGTGGGGGACGAGGGCCAAGGCCCTGTTCGCCGCGACGCCGAAGAAGGTGGGCACGGGAACGCCCGCGCAGGCCGCTCCCAAGCCCGCACAGGCCGCTCCGGCGGCAGGGGGTGGTGTTGCGCCCTCGCGCCCTGCGGCGGCCCCTGCGACCCCTTCCAGCACCGCTGGCGGCGCTCCGGCGAAGGCCGATCCGTGGGCGGAGTACCAGAAGACGTGCGACGGCGCGTTCGCGTACTTCTGCTCGCTCCTGGGGGAGGCGTACTCGGGGGCGAAGCACGACGAGAAGTGGTTCGCCCTGTTCGACGCGGCTGCGCAGGGGAAAGACCCAGACGAGTTCGACGCGGCGGACGTGCAGAGGCTGTTCCAGACGATCAAGGACGGCATGGCCGGATGATTCACACACGCCCCGTCGCCGGCTGGCCATGAGCCGGGGGCGGGGCACCTTCACGACGAAAGGCGGAGACATGAAAATCAAGATAGCTGATCTCGACATGACCTTGCAGACGCGGGCGGGGACGGACGCGGACACGATAAGGACATACGCCGAGGCGATGGCAGACGGCGCGCAGTTCCCGGACGTGACGGTGTTCACTGACGGCGAGACGTACTGGCTGGCCGACGGGTTCCACCGCGTGCTGGCCGCGAAGTCGAACGGCAAGACGGCGATATCCGCGGATGTCCGCAAGGGCACGGAGGACGACGCCGTGGTGTTCGGCGGGACGGCGAACAACAAGCAGGGCAAGCGGCCGACGATGGCCGACGTGCAGCACTTCCTCTCGATGGTGTGGGAGCGGCGCGAGGCGATCTTCGGAGGAACGCCCACGGGCGGGAACCTCGCGGAGCGGTGCGGGGTCTCGAGGGCGACGGGCGAGAGGTTCGTGCAGCGTAAGCTGGCCGAAATGCCCAAGGCTCCGAGCCGTCCTACTGCGTCAAAGATACAGTCGAAGATGCCGACGAGACCCACGCACCTCGTGGGCGCGAACGGCAGGGCGTACCCCGTCCGTCCGGCTCCGAAGAAGGAGAGCGTCGGACGGTGCCGACACACGGACGCGGACGGGTTCTGCACGAACGAGAACATGCAGGGAGGCGGTTTCAAGTGCACCGGGCAGAGCTGCGAGGGCCGAGAGGTGGCCGAGACCCCTTCCGAGCCGGTCCGTCCTACTGTATCAAAGACGCGGTTGAAGATGCCGACGAAGCCTGAGCGGCAGCACCCCGTTGTGCCCGTGGACAGGTACGGAACGGAGATTCCGGTCGAGATGCAGGAGGCGTTCGAGCCGAGCACGCTTGCGGACATCCTCTCGTGCATCAGCAAGGCGCGCGTCGCCCTGCGCAAGGGGTTCGAGGAGAAGGATCCGGCGTTCGCGGCGGTGCGCCAGGACGCGCTTGTAAACCTCAACAACGCGTACAACTTCGTGAACGCCGCCGAGCCGCACTGCGTGTGCAGGATGTGCCAGGGAACGGGGTGCAAGGCGTGCCACGAGCGCGGGTGGCAGACCGAGGAGGAGTACAAGCGCACCCCGAAGGAGTTCCAGGCGAAAGGCGGTGCGAAGTGAAGGTGGTGCTGACAGTTGGGGCAATGTCGGTGAGCTGCGAGACCGACTACAGGCCGGAGCCGAGTGGCAAGTGCTCAGAGAACGACGCGGCGCGGAAGGCGCTTTTTGAGCGGCTTCTGGGCGTGGCGGTCGAGAAGATGCGCGAATGGATGTTCAAGCCGGACCAGGACGCCGAGGACATGCTTGACCTGCCGTCGGGCGTGCAGCCGGGCGACTATGTGCGGAAGCTTGAAAAGGCGCTGGAGCCCGTTCTGTCCGTCGAGGGCGCGATAGAGCAGGCGAAGCGCACCGAAAGGAAAATCACCTGCCGAGAAGACGAGAGGCTGTTCCAGTGTCTCGATGCCGTTGCGGAGGCGCAGAAGGTCATGCAGCCGGTCGCCACGGCAATGGAATTGGCGCCAGGTGCGAAGTCGTAGCCGTCTCCGCATGGGCAAAACGAAAGGACAATCATGGAAAACACATCAATGCGAGAAGCACTGGAGGCGGCACGCGATTTGCTGTTGCCGCAATGCAACGGCGGAACCGAGTTTGCCAAGGCCTGCGGCGAGACCGTGAACAAGATAATGGAAGCGCTGAAAGAGGAGAGAACATCTGAAGGCAACGCGGCGGCGATGCGCGAGGCGCTGTTGATCGTGAAAAGGATGTTCGACGGCAGGATAATGTTTCAGCCGTCCATACGCAAAGCGCATGAGGCGGTAAACGCCGCGCTCGCCGCGCCACCGAGGAACTGTGATCTGTTCAACGGCGACCACAAGATGCTGCATACGGCGTGGTTCGACTGGACTGACTCGCCGCAGGGCCATGATGCCGACGGCACGGTAAGGCTGACGTTCGACAGGTGGCTTCTCGAAATAGCGGGGGTGCGCCATGCGTAAGCTTAAACGGAGCAAGTGCGCCATCCTTCCGCTCGTCCTCAAGGGCAAGTGGTTCGACATGATTGCGTCTGGCGAAAAGAAGATCGAATATCGCCGCGCCGGCTATTGGCTGGATCGCGTCTACAACTGGTTCAACAAAAGCATACGCGGCGGCCTCGTGCCTGTCGTGGAGTTCCGGCACGGCTACGCGAAAGACGCGCGGCGCATGGCGTTCGTATGCGGATGGCTATGGGACAGTCGGGAGCGACGGTTTACCTACTGCACGCCTCCGTACGGGTGGCAGAGCGCCGACACGCCGGTGCAGCATCCGCAGCTCGGCGAGACTCCGATCGAGCGCATTGCGATACGAATAGGCGAGCGCGTCACTCTTACGGAGGGCGGCAAATGAGACTTCGGGACTATCAGGAGGCGGCGGCCGAGGGAGTGTTCCGCGAATGGCAGGAGCATTCGTCCTCGCTCGTGGTGCTGCCGACCGGACTCGGGAAGACGGTGCTGTTCGCGGACGTCATCCGCCAGATGCACGAACGCGGGGTGCGGGCGATGGTGCCGGCGCACCGCGAGGAGCTGATCACGCAGGCCGCCGACAAGATACGGCGCGTCACCGGGCTGGAGGCGCAGATCGAAATGGGCGAGTATCATGTGCAGCCTTACTTCGGGAAGATGCCGCCCGTGGTGGTGTCCACGGTGCAGACCCATTGCGCGGGAGGCGACGGCGCGGGTCGAATGTCGAAGTTCGACCCGCAGGACTTCGGGCTCGTCGTGATCGACGAGGCGCACCACGCAACGGCTGGCACGTACAGGCGGTGCATCGACTGGTACCGCCAGAACCCGGCTTGCAAGGTGCTTGGCGTGACGGCCACGCCGGACCGGGCGGACGAGGCCGCGCTGGGGCAGGTGTTCGAGAGCGTGGCCTACGAGTACGGCGTCCTCGACGCGATCAAGAACGGATGGCTCGTCCCCATCGAACAGCAGATGGTGACCGTCGGATCGCTGGACTTCTCGAACATCCGCACCACGGCTGGAGACCTCAACCAGGGCGACCTTGCCGAGGTGATGGAGGACGAACGCAACCTTCAGGGCGTGGCAGTACCGACGGTGGAGATATGCGGCGACAGGCGCGCCATCGTGTTTGCTGCCACGGTGGACCAGGCCGAGCGGCTGGCCGAAATCCTCAACCGCTACAGGCCCGACCGCGCGGCGTGGCTGTGCGGAAAGACCGACAAGGATGAGCGGCGCAGGATGCTGGCAGACTTCAAGGCGGGGCGCTTGCAGTACGTGGTGAACGTGGGCGTGCTGACCGAGGGGTTTGACGACGCGGGCGTGGAGGTGGTCGTGATGGCGAGGCCGACCAAGAGCCGCGCCCTGTACGCGCAGATGGCGGGACGCGGAACGAGGCCGGCCGAGGACATCGCGGGGAAGCTGGGCGACGTGCCCACGGCGGCAGAGCGGTGCCGGATGATACGCGAGAGCCGCAAGCCGTCGTGCCTCATCGTGGACTTCGCCGGGAACGCGGGACGGCACAAGCTGTGCTGCTCGGCTGACATCCTCGGGGGGAACATAGACGACGAGGTGGTGGCCGAGGTGTCGCGGCGCGTGAAGGAGAACGGCAATCCCGTGGACATGGCCGCGGAGCTGGAGAAGGTCAAGGCCGAGATCGCGGAGCGCAAGAAGCGAGAGGCGGCGACGAGGGCGAGGATCCAGGCGCGGGCGAACTTCCTCGTCACGAAGATCGACCCGTTCGACCAGTGGGACCTGGCGCCCGTGCAGGAGCGGGGCTGGGACAGGAACCGGCGCTTCAGCCCGAAGCAGTCGCAGGTGCTTCTGGAGCGCATCGGGGTCGATCCCGAGAAGATACCCTATGGACAGGGCAAGCAGCTCCTCGACGAATACTTCCGGCGCGTGACCTCGGGCATGGCGTCGCTGAAGCAGGCCGCGCTCCTGAAGCGGTGCGGATTCCACATGCCGCTCCGCCACGACATGGCCGGGAGGATGATCGGGCGGATGCGCGAAAGGCAGGGCTGGTAAATGAAGCGGAAGTGCGAAGCATGCCCGACGGAGGTCGTGGCCGTGTGCCGCCACGCATTCGGGAAGTACTGGAACGACAAGTCCACGAACGGCGAGGGGTGCGACTTCCCTCTCGACGACGTGGCGGAGGCGTGGTACGCGAGGGGGTGGAAACCGGGGACTGGCGCGACGATGAGCCTGACCCTTCCGCTGAAGGATGTTCCGAAGATGCCGACGCGCACACGGCGACCTACTGCGTCAAAGATACAGTCTGGGATGCCGACAAGGCCGAAGGTGTCTGCGGCGCTCATGCGGCAGGCGGAACTCTTTTTCGGGAGGGCGAAGAAATGAGGGCCGAGTACATATTCCCCACGCTGCTGATCGCGCTCGACGTGTGCGCGGCGATGCCCTATGCGTGGCATGGCAACTGGCGCATGATGGTCTACTGGCTTGCGGCCGCGACGCTGACCGCTTGCGTGACTTACACAGGAGGCAAGGCATGAGATATCTGAGCGTTATTGCGGCGCTTTTCGTCACTGGTTGCGACGAGCCGCCGGGTTCCGAAAAGCACATAAAAACCGCGAGCTACATCGTGCGCACGGTGGAGGTAAAGGGGCACGAGTACATCATCTTCGACGGATACTGCAAGGGCAACGTCATCCACAGCGAGAGCTGCCAGTGCAAGGAAGGTGCGGAGAAATGAGACCGATCGTGCATCTTGACCTCTACTGCGGCGCTGGCGGATGGACTACCGGCTTCGAGGAGGCCATGCTGGAGCTGGGCATACCGTTCCGCGAGATCGCGGCGAACCACTGGTGCAGGGCCATCGAGACGATGGTGGCCAACCACCCGAACGTGATCGCGATGCAGGCCGACATCGAGGCGATCACGCCGGACGACATCGAGGCGGACGTGATCGACCACCTTCACGCCTCGCCGTCCTGCACGCACCACTCCAGGGCGAAGGGTGGAAAGCCGAGGTCGAACCAGCTCCGGTCGCAGCCGAACGAGATATGGAAGTTCGTGGACAACAAGCACGTCCGCCGCATCACCATCGAGAACGTGCCCGAGTTCACGAAGTGGGGGCCGCTCACGACCGACGGCAAGCCGATCAAGCGGATGGAGGGTTCGTGCTTCCGCGCGTGGCTGGAGCAGTTCACGGCGAGGGGCTACGACTACGAATGGCGGATCCTCAACTGCGCGGACTACGGCGACGCGACATCCCGCAAGCGCTTCTTCCTTCAGGCGGTCAAGCGCAGATGCGGCCTGAAGATACGCTGGCCGAAGCCGACACACGCGGAGCATCCGAAGCGCGGGCAGAAGCGGTGGCGCGGCGTGAGCGAATGCCTCGACTACTCGGACACGGGGCGTTCCATCTTCGGCAGGGACAACCCGCTGGCCGAAAACACCTTGCGGCGCATAGCTGCCGGCGCGGAGCGGTACTGGGGGATCGAACTCAAGCCGTTCATCGTGCGGTTCAACAGGAACTGCGACGCGGAGAGCGTGGACGATCCGATACCTTGCGTCACGACGAATGGGCACTATGAGCTTTGCACCCCCATCGTGATGGACCATTTCAAGGGCGGGAACACGCAGGACGGCAGCAAGCCTCTCGGATCGCAGACGACGCACGACAGGTACAGCGTCATCCAGCCGTTCGTGATAGACATGAGCCATCCGGGAGACCATGACGACGCACGGCGCGTTGTCGGATCGCACGAGCCGATGAAGACTATCACGACGCGGAACAACATGGCCGTCCTTCAGCCGCTGATCCTAGGCCAGAACGGAGGTGCGACATGCCGTCCAGACAGCGAGCCGTGCCCGACCATAGCTACTGGCGGCGCGATACGGAAGATAGAGGCGTTCGTCATAGACATGAACCGTCCGGGAGGTGCAGACTCGGGGCATATTCGCCCGTCGAAGGAACCGATGCGGACGATCACGACATACGACAACGTGCAAGGGGTGTTCCCTGTGCTAGAGGACGGGAGGGTCATCGACATACGGATAAGGATGCTCAAGCCGAGCGAACTTTCGGCGGCGCATTCGTTCCCGAAGGGGTACAAGCTGTCCGGATCACGGGCCGACCAGGTGAAGCAGATCGGAAACTCGGTGCCCGTCCAGACCGCGAAGGCTCTGGTCAAGGCGATGTTCGGAAAGGCGGTGTAATGAACACGATATCAACATCGACAGACGGATGGAATGGCGAGGAGTGTCCGCCGGTGACTGCGACGACTGCGGTCTGGAAGATCGAGATGATCCCGTGCCCGGTGTACGACCAGCCGCCCTTCGACCAGTCGAGTGACGGGATAAGGGACGCGGCGAGACTCCACGACGCGCTGGCGCGGCGGAAGTACGCCAAGCCGTTCAAGTGGTTCAAGTTCAACAGGGCGAGGAGGGTCACCGCGAAATGAACGGATGGCGCAGAGTGTCGAGGCGCGAGCCGTGCCCGATATGCGAGCATGCCGACTGGTGCGGCGTGTCGGACGACGGCGCGGTGTGCCACTGCATGAGGGTCGAGAGCGCGAACCCATGCCCGTCCGGCGGGTGGTTCCACTTCCTGAAGGAGCGCCAGAAGCGCGCGGAGGTGAGACGAGGGCCGAAGCCGCCCGTCCGCCCGAGGATGTTCAACGCCGAGCTGACCATGGCGGGATTCCGCGCAGAGTTCGAGAGCCCTGGAGGCGGGAATGACATCTTCGACTCGCTGATCGAGGTCGCGAACGACCTGAACCTGTGCGCGGCCGACATCGACCGCCTTCTCGTCGGACGGAGCGCGTTCCACGGCGCGTGGGCGTTCCCGATGCTGGACGGAGGGGGAAAGTGCGTCGGGATAAGGCTGCGGGAGTACGGCGGCAGCGGCAAGTGGTCGGTGGGCGGATCGCGGGACGGCCTTTTCTACGACCCGGAGCTGATGCCGAGGGAGGCGGAGTACAACGGGATGAAGGGGCGCGAGCTGGTGGTGGTGGAGGGCGCGACGGACTGCATAGCAGGGTATGCGCTTGGCCTGCCCTGCGTGGGGAGGTCGGCATGCGCCACGGGGGCGGACGCGCTGAAGGAGCTGTGCGCCCGTCTCCTCGTCTCGCGCGTCACGATCGTGAGCGACAACGACGAGTACAAGTTCCGTCCGGACGGGACGCCGTGGAAGCCTGGCGCGGAGGGTGCGCAGGCGCTGGCGCGGAGGATGGGGCGGACGTACAGGATCGTGACCCCGCCGAAGAAGGACCTGCGCGAGTGGTACTACGCCGGGCTGACAGCCGAGACCTTCTGGATGGTGGCGGATCTCCAGCCGTGGCGCAGGGCGCAGGGGAGCGGTCCCGTGCTCTTTCCCCCTTCCGCCCCCAAGACCCCCACCATCCCCCATACTCAGTCACCAGAAGTCAAGAGACCTACAAGGAGACCCCGTACGTATGAATAATAATTATAATAATACTACTACGCGCACGTGCGCGCGGGAGGTTCTGGCATGAGCGGCGCAGTCCCACGCGTCAGCATGGAATGGCTGGACGACTACATGAAGCGGCTCGGCAGTTCAAGGAACCCGCCCAAGGAACCGGCCACGGCGAGCCGGAAGCCGATCAAGAAGCTCGCATCCTACTCTCACGCCAAGCGCGTGGCGGTGCCTTTACGCGCCGCTGGCGGCAAGCAGACGAAGACGGAAGAGAAGTACAACAGGGAATGCCTCGCAGGACGCGGAAGGTTCGAGGCCGTGACGCTTCACCTTCCAGGAGGAGGCAGGTACACGCCGGACTTCATGACGATCGACGACGGAGTGGTGACGTTCCACGAGGTCAAGGGGTCGTACCGCCTCGGATCGCAGGGCAGGGCGTACACCGCGTTCCACGAGGCCGCAGCCTACTATCCCATGTGGAGGTTCGTATGGGCGCACTGGACGGGCAAGACGTGGGATGTTTCGACGATTGCCGAAGATGGCGATTTGACGGGCGGTTGAAATACGATGAACTGTACACCCGAAAAATGCCCGCACAGGGCGCTGATGGAGAAGGCAAGGGCCGCTTGCCTCGCCTGCGACCACATAGAGCCGGCGGGACATGGCGGCACTGTCTCCTACGACGCCGCAGGTGAGCGCATCGTACAGCGCGAGAAGATCGCCTTCGACCGGACGCCGAGGGGACAGGTCACCACCCTTCCGCCGGAGGTGGAGGAGCGTACCGCCGAGCTGTACCGCAGATGGTGCATGCTCGACACGATAGACGCCCTGCTCATGCTTCACGTGTGCAACGGTGGCACGACCGCCAACTTCGGCGCGTACCTCGACAGGGTGCGCAGGACGATAGAGCGCATGGACGTGACGAGGGACAGATACAGGGCGACCGCGTGGGCGAAGTTCCAGCGGCTAATCCGCAGGTTCGCGCCCTTCATCCACGGACGCATGCACTCGTGGGACGACGGCCACGGGGGAGCGGTGCGCAGGGAGCGGGAGGACGCCGAGCTGGAGGACTTGCAGCCAGACCTGTTCGACTTCATGGGGGGCGACCGATGACAAGTATGATATATGGCCGCGCCGAGACTGTCAAGTTTTTTGACGCGCCAGAGCCGCGCAGGGCCGTCCAGGACGCGTCCGCGAGTTTTTCCCGTGTGTGGATTCGCGTTCAAAGGGAAGCTCCCAGACGGCGGATTTCGGGCCATCCGCGCGATGGCGGCCCGTGGGGTAGGTACTCCCGGAGGGGGCGCACACCGGCCTATGCCCAAGGCGCGAGGTTCCCCGAGAAAATGTAGTGACGAATTTTTCCGAAAACCCAAGGAGGCGGAAATGCGGAAGCGAAAGACTGAGGTGTCGGCTCTGCCGGAGGTGGATGCCGACGAGAACGGGGGCGTCGCCCTTGCCGAGGGCGAGGAGCGGGTGGAATTGTCCGCCCTGCGCGAGAACCCGGACAACCCGCAGACGGTGACGGAGGATGAGTTCGGGAAGCTGCGCGATTCGATGCGTCGGATTCACGGATTCCTGCGGACGCGTCCCCTTCTGGTCGAGGAGGACGGCACGATAAAGTGCGGCAACAAGAGGTTCCGGGCCCTGGTGCGGAACGGGGTGCGGGTGGTGCCCGCCGACTACGTGAGGCGTCTTTCCGACTACACGCCCGAGGAGGTGCGCGAGTTCATCCTTCAGGACAACTTGCAGCGCGGGGACTGGGACGTCGACAAGCTGCTGGCGCAGTACAGCGCGGACGAGCTGAAGGCGCTCGGGGGAGGGTTCGACGAGCTGATCGCGGAGTTTGCGGCCAAGGGAGCGGAGAGCGAGTTCGAGTACTCGTCGAAGATCGAGGCGCCGCAGTACAACATCACGGGAGACAACCCGGAGCTGGAGGAGCTGTACGACACGGAGAAGGCGGACGCGCTGGCCAAGGAGATAGACGAGGCCGACGTGCCGAAGAAGGTCAAGGCGTTCCTGAAGGTCGCGGCGATGCGGCATGTGGTGTTCAACTTCCGAAACATAGCCGAGTACTACGCACACGCCGACGCGAAGGTGCAGCGGCTTATGGAGAAGTCCGCGCTCGTGATCATCGACTTCGAGGACGCGATACGGAACGGGTTCGTGGTCGTGTCCGAGAGGATGGAGGCCCTGCGGAGAGGCGACGAAAGCGAGGGCGGCGATGATGCGGAGTGACTTCTGCGTGTTCATCCTCACGCACGGACGCGCCGACAACGTGATAACCGCGCGGACGCTGAAGCGGCACGGGTACACCGGAAAGACCTTCTTCGTGGTGGACGACCAGGACGGGCAGGTGGATCGGTACCGGGAGAACTTCGGCGAGGAGAACGTGCTGGTGTTCGACAAGGAGGATGCGTGGCGGAGGTGCGACCCGATGGACAACGCGCACCGGATGGGCGTCATCCTGTACGCGAGGAACGCTTGCTTCGACCTCGCGCGGAAGGTGGGGGTCAAGTACTTCCTGGAGCTGGACGACGACTACAAGCAGTTCTGCTTCAGGTGGCGGAACGGCGAGAAGCTGGACTGGAGGGACATGGACGACCTCGACTCCGTGTTTTCCGCTATGGTCGAGTTCCTGATCGCGACGAACTCCGACACGGTGGCGATGGCGCAGGCCGGCGACTTCGTGGGAGGGATCAGCTCGACCGCCGCGACGCATCCCGTCCTGCGCAAGGCCATGAACACGTTCTTATGCCGGACGGACAGGCCGGTGAGGTTCCAGGGCTCGATAAACGAGGACGTGAGCATGTACGCGCTGGCCGGACTCTGCGGCCGTCTCGTCCTCACGCTGACGTCCGTGATGATCGTGCAGATGGTGACGCAGACGAACGAGGGCGGGATGACCGGCACGTACCTCGACGGCGGCACGTACCTCAAGAGTTTCTATTCCGTCATGGCCGCTCCGTCGTGCGTCCGCATCTCCATGCTGCACGGCGGGAAGAAGGACACCGCGCAGCACTGGCGGATCCACCACCACGTGAAGTGGGAGAACTGCGCGGCGAAGATTATCAGCGCGAGGTGGCGCAAGGGGAAGTAGCGCAGGATGGCGGTTGCGGAGACAGCGAAGGTCGAGGCGCTGGCGGCGCAGGGATTGTCGAAGGTCGAGATCCGTGGGCTGCTTAAGCGCGACCTTTTGCCTGAGGAGGTTCGTGCCGTGGCCGCTGGGCGTGGCGTGTGGAAGCTGAAGGAGGCGAAGCGGAAGGCCAGCAAGGGCGAGGCGAAGACCGGCGCCGAGAGGATGAGCCAGCTTCGGGCGAAGAAGAACGCCATCGAGAGGCGGGAGCCCGAGGACATGGCACGGCGGAGGCGGCTGGAGAAGAACCCCGAGAAGTGGCTGAAATGGTACTTCCCGAACATCTTCACCCTGCCCTTCTCGGACGGGCACCGGGCGATCATCGACGCGGTGATGAAGACCGACGCGACCGGCAAAAATATGGTCGTGGCGGCTCCGCGCGGCGAGGACAAGACGAACATCCTGCGCTACCTGTCGATCTACCTCATCTTCACGGAGCGGGCGAAGTTCGTGGTCGTGGGTGGGTGGCAGAACCGCGCGGCGTCGGAGGCGTTCTCTACGTGGTGTCTCGCGCTCACGTCCGAGCGGCTTGTGGCCGACTACCCGGAGTTCTGCGCGCCGTTCGCGGAGTCAACCCACGGGAACCGCCTGCCGCGCCTGCACTGGCACGGCGAGGACCAGCCGACGGGTGCGGCGATAAAGTCCACGCGGATGCAGATCGTGTTCCCCGACGGGCGGGGCGCGATGGCCGCGGGATCGCTCCAGGGCGATATCAAGGGGCTGAACATCACGACAGTGGGCGGAATGTCCCTCCGTCCCGACAAGCTGCTGCTCGACGACCCGCAGGACGTGGACCGCGCGGCGGATCCCGTGTTCGTGCAGGAGGTACTGCACAAGATCGACACGCAGTGGCTGTGCCTCGCCGGGCCGGACACCCGCATATCCATGATGGTGGCCTGTACCATCTACGCGCCGGACGACGTGGGCGAGAGCCTGGGCAAGCGAAGGGACAGCGTGTTCGTGCGGATCCCGCGCGTGACCTCGTGGCCCGTGGACTTCGACAAGACGGACAGCATGGCGCGGACGCTCTGGGAGAAGTGGTTCGACCTTTACTGCGACGAGGGGACGCGCGACGAGTCGATCGCGTTCTACCGGCGGAACAGGAAGACGATGACTAACGGATTCGCCGTTTCGTGGAAGTACCGCTTCGACAGGTCGAAGGGAGACCCGGACGCCCTTTTCAGCGCGATGGTGGACTACTTCACGAAGGGGCGCGAGGCGTTCTTTTCTGAGTACCAGAATGAGCCGGTCGACCGCGACGTGAGCCTGTACGAGCTGACGCCGAAGTGCGTCATGTCGCACGCCTGCAACCTGAGGCAGAACGAGTCGCCGGACGACACCGTGCTGACCGTGCTGACCACGGACATCAACTACTCGTACGGCCTGACCTACGAGGTGGCCGCGTTCACGAGAGCGCACACCTGCCACGTCCTGGCCGAGGGCGTGTGGTGCGGGGCGCCGCTTCCCGTCTCCACCAAGAACACGAACCAGATGCAGCGGCAGGCCGCCGTGAAGAAGTCGCTCGAGAACTTCTCGGCGTGGGTGGCGATGCAGCCGTGGCGGATCGACCAGTGGTACATCGACGCCGGCGGCGAGCAGTTCGAGACCGTGACCTCGTTCTGCCGCGAGGCGCGGAAGGAGGGACGGCTGGGTCGCGCGATGATAGGCCGCGCCGGAAAGACGTACAACCCGCTCACGAAGACGCAGTTCGGGCGGGTGCGGGCGAGGGTGTACATGTGCTTCACCCGCGAGAGCGGCAGGTGGTACTGCTTCGACGCGGACTTCTACAAGGAGGCGGGGCAGACCTCGTGGATCACCCCCGTGGGCCAGCCGGGGAGCGCGACCATATACGAAGGCTCGCACCGAGACTACGCCGACCAGATGTGCCGGGAGGTGCTGGAGGCGAAGGGCGTGCTGGAGACGCGGTCGGGGGCGGCGACCGTGTACGCCTACAAGTGGAACACGCGGCCCGGAAAGCACGACAAGCTGGACACCCACGCGATGGCGTACGCGGCAGCTGGGTACGAAGGGGTGCTGTCGCTCGACGCGGAGGTGCATCCGCACGCCGTTCGTGGAGGAGGCCACGACGCGCACAGGCGAAACCGAAGGAATTCATACGATGTGTAGGAACAGGCGAAGGACATACGAGGAGGCCGTCGGGATCGACGAGCATGCCGACGGCATCCCCTGCGCGGAGTGCGGATGCCGCCATTCGTACGTGGTGCGGACGGTGAAGATGGGCGCTGTCATACGGAGGACGAGGCGGTGCCGGCACTGCGGCCACGAGTACTACACGACCGAGGCGGGATAGGGTTCTACTGTATCATTGACGCAGTAGAACGACCCAGACAACTGCGTCAAAGATACAGTAGATCGACCCCTTCGGACTGTATCTTTGACGCAGTTGGAGATGGTGCGCGGAGGGGCTGGAGGTTCCGAAAACCATGAAAAGTGCTACATATAGCACCGTGCGCGTGGTTTTTGCGCTTGACGTGCGCTATCATTGTGCGCGCAATGGCACAGAACAAGACAGACACGGCGAACGCGCCGACGGCAGGGGTGAGCGACGCTGACTTCGCTGAGGCCGCGGCGAATCCTTCCTCGTTCTCGGTGGACGGACTCTCGCAGACGAACCGCACGCTCACGGAGCTGATCGCGGCTGACCAGTACCTGCGCAAGCGCGCGAGGGCTGGACGGCTCCGCCATCCTCTCGCTGGGATGGTGTCGCATCTTGTGCCGCCGTCGACGTGCGACCGCTGAAAGGATCCCGACGAGATGGCGAAGAAACACCAGAGGACATCGTTCGAGGTGGCGCAGATAAGCGCCCGCTTCGACAACGCCCGGCACACGCCCGACACGGACTCCCTTTTCCGAAACGTGGATTCGCTGGCGATCACCGCCGCGCTTTCGCCAACGGTGCGCCGCACGGTGAGGGACCGGGCTCGGTACGTGGTGTTCAACTGCCCGTACGCATGGGGGATGCTCGACACGCATGCGTCGTACGTCGTGGGGGCGTGGGTGTCCGCTTCCTTCCCGCGCGGGGGCGTGCCGGAGGAGGTGCGCGACAGGCTGGTGCGCGACTTCGACGCGTGGGCGCTCAAGGTTGGTCTGTGGGAGAAGCTGCGCACGATGGTCCGGGCGAAGACCACGGACGGAGAGGCGTTCGCGGTGTTCTACACGGATCCGTCCATCGTGGACAGGAAGAACCACGTCACGCTGAACCTCGCCACGATAGAGTGCGACCGCGTGGAGTCGTGGACGGAGGCGATCACCCGCGAGAACGAGACGGACGGCATCCGCTTCGACGCCTACGGCCACCCGACGGAGTACCGCATACTCAAGTACCACCCGGGAGACTACCGCTCCATCAGGAACATCAAGTACAGGGCTGGCGAGTGGACGAAGGCGGCGAACGTCATCCACTACTTCGACGTGCTGCGGCCCGAGCAGGTGCGCGGGGTGAGCGACTTCGTGTCCGCGCTGGAGATCCCGGCAGACCAGAAGTCCTACCGCTCGTCGGTGACGCAGACCGCGATCAACGCGGCGAACATCAGCGGCGTGCTGGAGACCGACCAGGTGCCGGAGTGCTTCGACGACGAGGACGCGTCCATCGGCAAGTGCGCGATGGAGGTCAAGCCGAACACCGTCTTTCAGATGCAGCGCGGCGCGCTCGTGACCTTGCCGGAGGGGTGGAAGATACACCAGATCCAGGCGCAGCAGCCGACGAACCTGTACAACGACTTCGTGCGTGCGATGATCGCGGAAATGGCGCGCTGCCTCTCGATGCCGGTCAACATCGCCATGTGCGATTCGAGCCAGCACAACTTCGCGTCCGCGAAGATCGACCACACCGTGTACGGCGACAAGATCGACTCCATCCGCTCCACCCTCGCGACGAAGGTGCTCGACCGCATCTTCTCCAAGTGGCTGGAGGAGTACGCGGTGCAGCAGAGGATCGACGAAAAGACGCTGGACGCGCTCCTGGACGTCGAATGGCTGTTCATGGCGAGGCGCAGCGCGGACGTGATGAAGGACGCGAGCGCCGACAACACGAGGCTGGGGAACGCCTCGCTTTCGTACGAGACGCTTTACGCGAAGGACGGGAAGGACTGGAAGAGGGAGGTGCGCCAGGCGGTGTCCGAGCGCGCGCAGATCCTGTCGTGGTGGCGCGATGAGTGCGCGAAGAACGGACTGCCCGAGGACACGCCCTGCCCCTTCTTCGCGAAGTCCGCGCCGGTCCCGTCCGCGCCGACCGAAGACCAGATTCAGCACGACACGCAGAAGAACCTCAACCCGAACAATCGGGCGAAGGGGAATTGACGAAAGGTCCAAACGTGAAGGAGAACTGACATGCCGGATGAAAAGATAGCCGAACTTCTGAAGAAGCCGCTCGTCGCGACGGGAGTGGTTTCGCTCGTCGCCGAGAAGGACGCCGAGGGCAAGCCCGTGGAGGGCAACAAGAAGATGACGATCACCGCATACAACGGCGGGCTGATGAACGTCGCCTGGGGCTACCCGGTCGGCATCGAGCTGTCCGGCCTGAAGTGGCGCGACGACAACGCCGTGCCGATCCTGTGCCAGCACAAGACGTACTCGATCGACGCGATCTGCGGACAGGCGACGAAGGTGTCGCACGACGGAAGGACGCTCACCATCGACGCGGACTTCATGCCCGTGTCTCAGGACGCGAAGAAGGTGCACGAGCTGGCGAAGGCCGGCTTCAAGTTCCAGGCGAGCGTGGGAGTGTCCGCGAGCGACATAATCTTCATCGACGCGAATCAGTCCTACAAGCTGAACGGCGAGGAGGTCAAGGGCGAATGCTACATCGTCCGCGCCGGAACGCTTAACGAAGTTTCCATCGTCCCGCTGGGGGCCGATGGCTCAACCCAGACGGCGATTTCCGCCGCCGCTAACCAAGGAAAGGAGGGCGAAATGCCCGAAGGAAACAAGAAGCCTGTGCAGGCCGGAACGCAGCCTGACACCGCAACCGTGGAGGCGGCAGCGCAGAACGCCGAGCGCGAGCGTGTCGCTTCCGTCATCGCCGCGTGCAAGGGGCACGAGGACATTATGGCCCAGGCCGTCAAGGAGGGCTGGAGTGCCGAAAAGGCGGAGCTGGCCTGCCTCAAGGCCGAGAAGGAGGAGGCCGAAAAGAAGAAGAAGCAGGCGAAGATCGAGGCGTCCCGCACGGGCGCTCCCGCGATCATCGACCTCAATGCGAGCGCGCCGAAGGACGCGAAGACCGTGGTCGCCGCCGCGTGCATGGGAGCCGCGATGATGGACAAGGATCTTGAGGCGCAGTGCAAGGGCGTCGACCTCGACGCGGCGCACGACCTCAAGATCACCCGCCTCAGCGACATCTTCGCCGCGTTCGGCATCCAGTACCGCCCGGGCGACAACGAGAGCATGGAGAAGGCGCTCCGCGCAGCGTTCTCGAACGCGAACATCCCGAACGTCCTCTCCAACGTCGCGCACAAGTTCGTGATGGCCGGATTCGGCGCAGTGGGCGACGACTGGCGCAAGGTGTCCCGTCCCGTCTCGGTCGTGGACTTCAAGGAGGTCAAGGGCGTGCGTCTCGTCATGGGCGGGGTGCTGAAGCCGCTCGGCAAGGGCGGCGAACTCCAGCACGTCGATCTCTCCGACGAGGCGCGTTCAGTCAAGGCCGCGACGAAGGGGTCCATCGTTGGCATCACCCGCGAAGACCTCATCAACGACGACCTTTCCGTCCTCTCGCTCGTCCCTGAGCGCTTCGGCCAGATGGCCGGCCGCACCATCAACAAGGACGTGTTCGGCAAGATCTCGGCGATCGCTTCCGACTACGGCGCGAACACCACGGGCGCTCTGTCGCTCGACGCCCTCGCCGCCGCGTATGCGATGGCGATGACGATCAAGGACGGTCAGGGCGACCCGCTCGGCCCGCTCCCCGACAAGATTCTGTGCGCGCCGTCGAGCTACATTCTCGCGAAGGGAATCTACCAGTCGGAGCACATCGTCTCCGCGGGCGCCAAGAGCGCGCGCGACAACGTGATGCGCAACATGTTGGAGCCGGTCACGTCGCCGTACCTCTCGGGCACGACCTACTGGCTGTTCAACTCGACGTTCCCGCTCGTGGATGTCGCGTTCCTGAACGGACGGCAGACGCCAGTCATCGAGACGGCCGACGTGGACTTCACCCAGCTCGGGATCCAGATGCGCTGCTATTTCGATTACGGCCCGAGCAAGGGCGAGACGAAGGCCGCGCTCATCTCGACCGGCGAGTAATGCGATCACGGCGCGGCTGGGCCGGTTCATCCCCTGTCGCGCCGACTTCTGAAACATCCAATCGAAAGGAAAACCGAAAATGTCAATCAGCAAGACTTCTGCTGTGTTCCGCAAGAACGGCCTGACGCGCGACATCACCGCCACGGAGAACATCGAGGCTGGCGACATCAAGATCGTTGACGGCCTCATGTGCATGGCGCAGTGGCCCATCGCGAAAGGCGAGACTGGCGTGCTGAAGGTTCTCAAGCGTGGCGAGGTGGTCGAGATCACGACCGACGAGGCCATCGGCGAGACAAACGCTGGAGTGGCGATCCACGTCACGTCGGCTGGGCTTGTCTCGAAGTCCGACGCGTCTGGAGCGAACAAGCTGCTCGGCTACACGGCCAAGCCCGTAGGCTCGACCGACCTCTCCTTTGAGGTCGTATGCGCCTGACGGCGCAAGGGGAAACTAGCCGATGCGCAAGCCGAGCGAGTATCTTCCCTCCGCAGTCGCGGGGCTGAGGAGCCGTCTGATGCCGGACTGCTCCGAGACCCTTTGCCACTCTGGGAGGTCCGCCGTGGTGACGCGCGTCGGCTCGCTTTCGCGCGGTGAGGACGCCATGTCGGGGGCGGACGTGAACGAAGACGTGCGCGTCCTCGCCCTCGCGTCCGACTTCCCGGAGCTGGAGAAGGGGCGGCTCGTCGCGCTGTCCGGGAAGTGGCGCATCGTGACGAGCGCGAGGACGGATCCTGCGGCGGCCACCCTGTCCGTGGGGATGTCCGCAGAACTGGAGAAGTGCCGAGCGTCCTACAGGCGTCCCGGCACGAAGATCGCGCAGCCCGTGGACGTGCTGGCCGTCGAGGGCGAGGTGATAGAGCCGAACGGCGAGGCGTTCGCGCCAACGCCCTGCCGCCAGTGGCATGTTGCCGTCCCCGAGGAGGGATGGTACGAGCCGACCGAGCCGCAGGTGGGCGACCGCATGGAGCTGGACGGAACGAGCCTGCGCGTGGCGTCGGTGGCGAAGCGCGACGGGTTCTTCATCCTCGAAGCAAGGGCAGGGAGGTGACGCGATGCCGGCCGCGATAGCATTCGAGTGCGAGGTGTCGGAGTGGGGCATCGCCGACTTCATCAAGGCTCTGGCCCGCTACCAGAAGGAGACGCAGCGGGACATGCGCTCGGCGCTTCGATCAGCGACGACAGACCTCATCCGATCGCTCCGCGCGAGGACGCGGAAGTCGAGGAAATTCATCGAGCGCATGGAGATTGCCAAATCGTACCTTCCGCCGAAGTGGATCAAGCGCGGGCATAGCGGGAGGCCGCTCCGGAGGATGCAGCTCATTCGCTGGGGCAACGGCAAGAACTGGCTTGACCACCGCTACGTGTACGGCGGCGAGTATGTCAGGGGGCCGATGGGCGGGCAGAGGGTGCGACCCTACTCCGAGGCGCAGATGCGCAGGGAGGCGCAGATGAACTACGGCCAGATACGGAACTGGGGGCTCGCCAAGAAGTCCTGGGGGTGGTTCATGAAGTCGCTGTTCCGGCAGTCAATGCAGGACGAGAACCCAAAGGCGCTCGTCACGCCCGGCATGGTGGACGGAGGCATCATGGAGCTGCGCGAGGTGCTGCCCGACGGGACCGTGGATTCGTCCGCGCCCGTCCGTTGCGACATCGACATCATCAACAAGCTGAAGTACATCAGGAAGGCGATGCCGCCCGGGGTGTTCGCGATCGCCGTGCAGAAGGCTACGAACAGCATAAACAAGAAGATCGAGAGCGGCCTGCGGTCGAGGAGGTTCAGGGCATGAGCACGATGTCGGTCAGCGCCTCGATGGAGGCGAAACTGCTGGAGACGCTTCGCGCGCTCGTCCCGGAGGTCCGCTCGGTGGGGCTTCTGGAGACGGCGGACTCCGGGACGCAGAAGGACGAGGACTTGACGACGATCCAGGTGAGGGCGTACAACTTCGTGCAGACGCGGGAGGCTTCGCCGTTCTTCACGCTGTCGGCGGAGGTGAGGCTTTACGTGGAGCAGGCCGAGAGCGCGAACGGAGGGCTGTTCCGCGACGCGCACGAGCGGATCGCGCTCTGGCTGGAGGGCGTGATGGAGGACGTGGACGGTTCGCTCGACACGGCCAGGGCGCATGTGGACGGGCTCCAGCGCAGCGGCGACGACAAGGACTTCGACACGACGACCGGCGAGTGGTTCGCCGTATGGAACGTGACCATCTCGGGTCGCATCAAGCCAACGGAAGAATAGGAGGAAACGTAATGCCAAACAACGGGTTCAACGCGGCCACAGACATATTCTCGATGGGCGCGAAGTGGAAAGTTAAGTCGAGCGACACGAACGCGTCCGGCTCCGTGGCGGAGTGCCCGAACGCGGTGGGCGATACGACGTACCGCGACGCGTACGGGAAGCGGATCGCGCCCAGCGCGGAGTACACGTGCGTGGACGACGTGGACGAGCTTCCGGACCTCGGCACGGTCGTGACCATCGACGAGAAGAAGGTCATGATCACGCAGATCGTGGTCAAGACCGCCAAGGGCTCGGCGCCCACGGCGAGCGTGAGCGGGACGCAGGTGAACGACAACGCGACGACGCGGCGCACTTACAGCTGCGGCAAGATCGCCCTGTCGGCGAGGCACAAGGCGCAGGACATCCTCGGGATGCTCGGGGAGAGCACGCCGGACACGCTCACCGAGTCCACATTCACGTTCTCGATATCGTCGTCCCTTGCAGATCCGAAGGGCGTCATCGAGAACAACGACTGCGCGGACGGAAAGGTTGTCGCGCAGTTCACGCACACGAGCGGAACCGGCGCGGCCATATCCGAGCCTGTCGTCTCCGGCGCGACGAAGGTGGTGAGCGATCCCGTGAGCAGGACTTCTCCCGAGAACGACTACGTGACTGTCACGTATTCGGTGACTGATTCGCTGGTCGGCGCAGAGCCGACGTAAGGGGGCCGTCCAGATGGTCGCGGAACTTGCGAGAGGCGACTTCGAGGACATGAAGGCGGAGGGGCTGAACCCGACGCTCGACGACTTCGACCGCCTGAACCAGCTCGCCCTTCGCCTGGAAGACGGCGAGGAGACCACGCCTGCCAACCATCCGCGCATCGGATGGGCCGGAGACGTGCCCTTCCACGAGCCGACCGCCTGCGCGCTGATGTGGCTCCAGGACTATGCTGGGCATGTTCCGTGCGACGAAGAGACGCAGCAGAACTTCTTCTACTTCGCGTGCGCCCACGCCACGGATCCGTCCGCGTTCGACGGGCTGGAGACGCCGCGAAAGATAGAAAAGGCCGTCAGGGCGTGGCTGCGCAAGGTTCCGTGCACGGTGCGCGAGATGGCGAGGGCGTGCCACTACGCGACGTGGGGATTCGACGACGCGGTGCCCGCCATGTCTCCGATGAAGATGGAGCATCTGCGCAGGTCCGGGAAGAGCGCGGCGGTGGCGAACCTCGAAAGGCTGGAGCGCGTGATGGCGCAGGCGGCCGCGCTGACCGGCCTTTCGTACATCGACCTGATGGCGCAGACGCCGTCGCGCCTCAACGCGATGGTGCTTGCGTCCCAGGTGGAGGCTGGCGCGACCGTCTCGCGGAACACGGCCAAACTGCAAGTGGACTACACGAGCACGCTCAACGAGATAAGGGCGAGGCTGGAGAGGGAGAGAGGCCATGGCGGGTGAGGAAGTCAAGATACACCTATCGACGTACCTGAAGGACGCAGGGATCAAGGCGACGAAGCAGCAGGTCTCCCAGCTTTCGCGCGACATCCAGAGGATGAACCGCGAGGCGCAGAGCGAGACCGACAAGACGGTGCAGCGGCTTGGCAAGATGGAGGGTGCGTTCGGAAAGATACAGGATTGCCTGTCTGGATTCGGCGCGAAGGCGATGTCCGTGATCGGCGCGTTCAAGGTTGGATGGGACATCGGCACGTGGCTGAACGAAAAGGTCATCACGCCGCTGTTCGGCATCAAAGACCCGGTCGAGGAGCTGAAGAAGGAGAACCGGGCGCTGAAGAGGCAGGCCGAAGAGGCCGCGGCGAAGTGGGAGGAGGCCCTGCAGCGGTGGTATGACGCGTGGGCGAAGGAGGTCAGCGGGGCGGAGAAGGCGAGACAGGCCGTCGAGGACGTGACGCAGGCCTATCTCAAGATGCAGGCCGCGAAGGAGCGCGTGGCGTCGGCCGGGAACGACGCGACGATGCTGGGGATGCAGCGCGACAAGTTCAACGCGATGGCCGGCGCTTCCAGTCCAGAGGAGGCCACGGCAATAGGGAAGTACCACGACGTGCTGATCGCGGAGGAGAAGGCGAAGCAGGCGCTGGCGAAATTCGACAAGGACGCGGAGGCGGCCGCGGTGCGCCAGGCGTCGGCGGAGGAGCAGCTTGCGAAGGCGACCGACAAGCGCGCGCGCCTGAAGCGGCAGATGGTCGAGCTGGACGGGAAGATCGCCTACATGCAGAGCCAGGAGTCGGTGCAGGATCTCGGGTTCAAGAAGTCCGCCGAGGAGGAGGAGAAGCTGCTGCAGCGAAAGACCGCGCTCCAGGAGCGCATCTACAACGCGAACCGGGACGTGAGGAACCGCAGGGCGGACGTTGCGGCGATGGCCGAGGCTAGGACTGCGGAGGCGCAGGAGCGGAAGAACATCGAGGACAGGGCGAGCCTGGAGATAGACGAGAGCAAGAAGGCGTACGACGACTACGTGGCCTACGTCGAGCAGGAGGACGCCCGCCGGGCCGAGGAGGAATGGCAGAGGCAGCAGGATACGATACGTCGTGCCGCCGAGGAGGAGCTGCGCGAGCGCCAGAGGGTCGAGAGGGAGCTGGCCGCGCAGAGGATAAACGACCTTCGCGCGGAGCTGTCTGAGCGCCAGAGGGCCGAGGGCGAGGCGAAGAGCCGGCAGAGCGCCGCGCGTGGGTCGCTCTCGACCGCGTGGGGATGGTACAGGAACCAGTCGCAGATGCAGGCCGTCATCGACGAGCAGAAGGCCCAGGCGATTGCCGAGGCGCAGTGGGAGAAGGACTTCGAGCGGCTGAAGTTCAGGCGCAGTGACTGGCGCACGGCGGAGTTCGGATCGCTGTCCGCGTCCGACGAGGCGGTGCGGCAGGTTGCGCTGGCGAAGGAGGAAAAGGAGGCTGCGGACCGCGCCGTGATCGAGACGGCGGAGAACACGCGTCAGCTTGCCGACAAGCTGGACGAACTTCTATCTGTAAAGGGGTGACGCAATGGCTGTTAGAACCGTAGATCTTTACGACCCGGCAACCGCCTCAACCATAGGCACGATCTATTTCAACAGCAACACCCGGCTGTGGTATAGCGACAGCGACTGCAAGAATCAGATTTCGCACGTCGAAAT